GGGATCAACAGACGACCTCGGTTGTATTACAACCGAGGATTTTGGGCGGGCCATGCCTGCCGGTGGAAAGATTTTTCCATCGGGAGGACAGCCCGGGTGGTCAAGCCAAAGGCTCTCTCACCCAACGCTAAATAATGCTCGCGATGAGGCAAGAATCGAACTTGCTTCTCTCGCAGGTCATTAAGTAGCGCCCAGGGACTACCAATATATTGACTAGGCTTTGCCCGGTCAATACGGCGTGTGAACTTTTGACACACGTTCCTTAATGAAGGAACGTGTAATAAGTTCCCGGACCATGTTCGATCGAATATGGCCCTCACGCCTGAAGGATTCTTTATTAAAGATAAAGCATCCTTTATTGGTATACCTGACGGTGGCTCAAGCACTGACAATTCTTTCTTCATACGAAGATTGAATATGGCCTTTAATCGGTCACCCTCCGTTTTTTCTAACGGAGGGATCAGGCTTAAACCACCGAAGAGCAGTAGTGATTCTAGTGAAATACTAGACAAGTAACTAAACCATTGGCTTTGTTTCTTGACTGGCATAACAGGATAGGATGGGTGTCTTAAACCACCCATTACCTCATCCGCACCCAAAGGGATGCCCAGTTCACATGCTGCCCGCCACGACGGCTGAAACTTCGAGAACTTAAACAAACCAGCTTGCCTCAAAGAGGCACGGGTTGGCTGCTCAAAGTTCAGTCGGTGGCCGCGGAACGCGGATGGAAGATTATACCAATTAATCTCACCTTTCGTTCCGCCGGCAGGAGCGACCCAGTACGATAATAATTGATACTGGCGCTCATGCCCTTCCTCGTAAGGCTGCTCACAAAACAACCCTCTTGTTTTGTGTAAAAAGGACTTAGGACGGGATATTATTCCGCCTAAAGACCTAGAAGCAGCATCATAGGCCTCACGCTTTGCGGGGGTCATACGAGGGATCAAGGCGTCATCACCAGTCGAAATACATCTCCACAGGCCTACTTTGTAGACACTGTAGAATGTAACGAGTGGCAGGACGGCCCACGATGTGGGTTCGCCCATCATTGCCCCTCGGGTGGTAATGACGCCTTGCCTGGCAATATTAACTCCCCTCCCCGGAAATTCCGTGGAGGGATCCGAACATCGCTTATACCAATCCCTATAGGAATTGGCGTAAGAAACCAAGTCTTCTTCCGACAGACAAGGGACATCGAGAGCTTCCGTATAACGGTTGCAAACGAAGTCATCGAGGTTCGGCGCTAGCCAGGCTAACTTGAAAAATGAGGATTGGAAGAACTGTAATTCCTCGAACTGCGTAATCGCAGATTCGACGGAATAGTTATGGGTTGTAACCCCTTCCGAATGGTGTATCTCGACTTGACCAATCAGTTGATCAATGTCAAGATCGAGATAAATGACTTTTTCTATTGAAATGTCATGCACCTCCTCATATTTCAAGTCAATTCCAGGTAAAGCTTTACCATACATTGGTAAAGGCTTGCCTCCCTTTTGTATTACAGAAGGGAAAGCAACAACTCGACGACCAAGCACCTTAGGTGCTATGATCGTCTCAGCTTCACCTGGAATTAACAGACGGGGACCGAAGAGTAAAGGAATGAATTTTTCAAACCTTCGCAACTCTGGAACATAGTCCAAGAGTTCCTCATACAGTACCCGCTGTGCCCAAAAGCCATGGCAATCAGTAGCAAAACTTAAGTCTTGTGAATACCATGACCCGGGCTCCCCACGCAAACGCACGCGCTTCTTTCCTCCCAATGATTGGGAAGAACGCGGGTCTTGCAGTAGGAAGTGGTCAGCAGCCTTACGAAAAGCTTGCTGAACCAAATTAGCCGCAGTGAGCCCCAGAGTAGGGATACGAACTTTCATACCCTTTTCAGGGGCAAAAATTGCCCTTGCTGGGAGCACCTGACATAAGTCAAGTGCTAACTCACATGCGTCTAATAACACGGCATTGACCACTCTAGTATCTCGGATATCTGTGTGTAACATAGTATCCACCAAGTGATAACGGGGTAGTGATTCACTACTCTGTTGTTGCTTGGCATAGAGATATTCATAGAGTGCCCTCGTGCCGTGATCGCGGATTACAGACCCGATCTTAAATAAAATAAGATCGCGATAGGCAGCAGAATGCCCCCACCTTAAGGAGGGGTATCCTAAACCAGCGTTTACGCTTGGCTCTGCCCAAATCGAGATTGGCCCTTTTCCGCGATTCCTTGCCAAGTACCCCCTGATAAAGGACCGCCAATCTGGTGGCTCAATAGGAGGGGGCCTGGTTAACCGATACTCAAGGTCTTTAAAATAAGAACCTTTATCGGCCAGGTATCCAGGCAAGGAAGGCAGTGATCTAGCAACATAGCTAAAGATCAGTGCCTCTCTACCCGTCATCCACTTTACAAGTCCATGACGGGGTAGACTTCCTCCAAAATAATGAGCTCGACACAATGTGGCAAGCTCCTTAATTTGGAGAGCGAAAGAGAAAGGTTTTTCCACCAAATGAACCTTAATAAAATTAAGGTTCCTTAAACCAATTGATGGTATATAACCCTTCTTCTTTCTGATCTCTTGATACGCTAGTGACACACAGTCAAAGACTGTACGTATAGCGTCAAGAAATTCATACCTTTTAAAGTATGCTTTTCTTGCACTGAGAGAAGCCTCGCCGTCCTTAGGATAACCGAGGCCTTCCCTGCGATTCAGAGATCTTTCACTAGAACATGGGGCTACTGAATCAGTAGTTTTAAAGAACTTAAGCGTTTGTTCCGCCATAAGGACTCTCCATGTTTCTAATGAAACGCCTTTCCCAATGTCATTGACATGGGACCAGACGATATCTTCAGGATAAACAAGACAAAGAACATCAATGATGTCATCTGTTATCCTGAAGCTTCGAGCCACTTTCTCCAGGCCCGAGCGAAGAGAAACTCTTCG